ATCTCTATAACTTTTTTAGATTTTAATAATTATACATTATATAGAAAATTCTCTAAGGCTATTCAAGATTTTGTAAGAGAATACCCAGACTCTCAAAAATTTAATATAGACATTTATACAACAGATAATTTCACACCTAATGATTTAAAACCTGTTATTTCTTTTAGAGATTGTATGTTAGTTGGTATTCAAGCACCTATGTTAGATAACTCAGCAGTAGCCTCTATATCTGAATTTACTGTATCTATAAAATGTTCTTATTCTAAAATATTTTAAGGATAATAAATGAGTGTATTAAGTGATTTAAAACAAGCTCTAGGTATAGGAGCAAGAACAAATAGATATAGAGTAATAATAGATGGTGTTTTGGGTGGTCCATCGGGTAATGTAGTAAATACATTAGCCAAAGAAACAACTATACCCGAAGTATCTTTTAATGATATAGAAGTTTGGGGACAAGGTAAGCTTGTAACAGTAGCTGGTGATATATCTTATAGTGGTACTTGGAGAGTTACATTTTATGATGATGAAAAACATACTTTAAGAGGTAAATTTTTAAAGTGGATGATTGCTATTGATAATGCTTTTAAAAATGATAGTGAAGCTTCCTCACATTCTGATTATATGACAACAGCAAAAGTTCAACAATTATCTACAATAGATAATAGTGTAAAAGTAACCTATGAATTTCAAGATATATGGCCTAAACATATTTCAGGTGGTACTATGAGTGATGATACATCTAGTTTATTAGAATTTACAGTAGAGTTTAATTATAGTACTTGGAAAAGAATAGATTAGTATAGATTTAAATAGTTTATAAATATTATTAAAATAGGAGAATTAAATGGGTGTATTACAAGATTTAAAAAGTACCCTAGGTATGGGAGCTAGAGCCAATAGATATAAAGTTATGCTTTCAGCACCTATAGGTCCATCAGATGATTTTACATTGAATACCCTTTGTAAAGGTGCTAGTATTCCTGCTAAAACAATAGGACAAATAGAAGTAGAAAAACAAGGTAGGAAATTAGTAATAGCTGGTGATGCTAGTTATGAAAATACTTGGACTCTTACCTTTTGGAATACTGAAGAAATGGATTTAAAGAAAGGTTTTGAGGATTGGTTAGATTATATAGATAATATGGTCACTCATTCTAGGGGTGCTAGTACACATAATGATTATATGACTGAAGGAGCTAAAATTCAACAACTATCAACAATAGATAATAGCGTTAAGGCTGAATATAAATTCTTTAACTTTTGGGCTACAAATATTTCTATTATTGATTTAGCTGATGATAGTAGAGATACTATTACTGAGTTCAGTGTAGATTTTGCTTTCTCTCATTTCGAAAGAATATCATAAGATAGGTTTTCCTGTCTTATGTAATATTTTTATTAGTGTTTTGTGATAGTTTTTTATATTAACTAATATAAAGGATTAATAAAAGTTTTACATTATTTTAAGATTAATTTAAGGATATAAAAATGACATATTTCCATCATAACAGTATAGAAAACTATACAATAGCATTATTAGATTTATTTAATGATATACATATTATAAGATATAACGAAGATGGTAGTGTACTAGAAGATATAAATGTACCTATTACATTTGGTTCTAAAGAAAAAGCATATTATCTTAATAAAACAGATATGATTAATCTACAAAATAGGAACTATAATATATTACCAAGAATGGTATTAAGTTTTAATTCTATGTCAAAGGCATTAGATAGGAATACTAATCAAAAACATAAAATATATAAAAAATCCATAGAAGATAATAATGAGGTAGTATTACATAACTATTTTTATAATGGTATGGCTTATGATTTTAACTTTACTGTGTATATTGCTACTAAAACATTTAGTGATGCTACTGTTATAATAGAACAAATAGCTACTATATTTAGACCAGATATTACATTAAAAATTTATGAGTTAGATATACAAGATGAACCTACATCTATACCTGTTCAATTAGGAGAATTTGAGGTGGATTTACCTGATGTAACTGAAGAGGATGAGATAAGAGTTATACAATGTTCTTTTGATGTTACTTTAAAAGGTAATTTATATCCTATTATAAAAGAAGATAAAATTATTAAGGATATAGTAGTTAATACAAGAGAGGTTTATAATAGAGCTAATTTAAAAGCTTCTTTATATGAGTTAAATGAAGATACGATTATCAATGCTAAAATAGATATAACACCTAAAGATGAATATCTTAATCCTACTAATAATGAAGATATAGAAATAGGTAGAGAAACAGCTAATATAGATGTTACAGAATATAATGGTAACGGAGATATTATAAATTAATATTATAATATTTTTTAAAAAAGCATATATTTTTATATATAAGAGAAAAAAAATCAAAAAATAAAAGTAAATAAACTAATCTATTTTTTTGATTAAAAAAGGATTAAAATGGAAGATACAAACAATTTAACAAATAAAATACAAAAGTACGAAGATATAACTAATGAAATTTTAGATAAAAATCCTAAAGAAATGTTTAGGGAGTCCAAGAAGTTTTTAAGTCTTTGTGAAACTTTTAATATAGATGCTGATGGTATGGAAGAGAACATAATTAAAATGAAAGAACAACAAAAAGAGTTATTAACACCTGAATTTATTAAAGACAATGAAGATAAAGAATTAGATTTAATAGATGTTATAAGTACAGATAATCTTAAACAAGATATATCTTTAATAAGAGATAATCTAAGAGCCAATGTAAAAGCTATTGGTACAATTTTAGGAAAATATGGTGATGATTTAATTGCTTCTCACGCAGATGATGTGAGTGGTAGTGTATTAATGGGATATTCAGAGTTAGTTAAAAGTCATACTAATTCTATGAAGCTTCTTATGGATATACATAAAACATCAGCTCAAACACTTGTAGAACTTAAAAAGTTAGTCTCTCAAGCAGAAGTTTTAGATTCACAAAACAACCAAGGTAATCAAGGTGATATTACTAACAACACTAATAATACTATAAATTTTATAGGTACACCTCAAGAACTTTTAGAGAGTTTAAAGAACTCTTAATAGTTTTAAGGTTCTCCCTCTTCCTCTCTTTCTTCTTTAATATCTAAATTATAATACATTTGTAGTCTATGTTTGGAATAATCTTCTAAAGATACAGTAAAATTATATTGTATCTTTTCTTTAGAATATATTACTATCCCTTTTATGATATTATCTATTATAATAAAGTCAAAAATATATCCATTTTGAATGAGATAATTTTCTACTTTATATAAAAAATATAGATTAAAAACCATATAAAATTCTTTATTAGAATTATATTTAAGGTCTAAATAATCTATTTTATTTATTTTTTTATGTATTAATTCAGAAGAGTGTAAACCTATCTCTAAAATATCTTTATAGTTATAGGATAAATCTTCTCTTAGAATTATAGTTATCATAGTATTTTCTAATCAATTTTTTGAATATTAATAAACTCTTGTCCTTTAACTACAAAAGGAATAATAAGAAATTTACTTGGATTAGAAAAGTTAGCACCTATAATCCTATATATCTCTTCTATTTGTAGAAATAAACTTGAAGTATCTGTTTCGTAACTAAGAAAAACTTTTAGTTTATTAGCTTCTTCTTCTGTAAAATTAATAACAGAAATATCTGGTAGTATTTTTCTTACGAAGTTGTTATCTTTTGGTAATGCTTTAAAAACATTTTTATTCATTTTTATCCTTTTCTTTATTATCTTCTAGCCAATTTTCATTTAATTCTTGTATTGTTTCATTTTCTAATTCTATAATAAAATTAGGTAATTCTATACCATTTACATCTATATTAGAACATTCATAAGCTAATGTGATATGTGGTTTATATTCTTTAAAATCTGATATAAAGTTATATTTATCCATAAGATATTTATTTCTTTGTTTTAAACAATCAGAATTTAATTCTAATACAAGAGTGTCTTTATTTTCTCCAAATAAACTAAGAGTTTTTGGTATTGCTGTACATTGGTATTCTTGTGGTTTTATCTCTTCATTATGTTCTTTTTTAGAATATATTAAAGTACAATGTAAATCAGTATTAGGTTTTATATTTTGTATCTTGCTTGAAATATCATTAATATATTTAGATAGTTCATTATAAGAACTTTCAGTAAGTTTTAAATCTATATAAACACCTTTAGGATAAAAAGAGGGTTGTGCCTCTTTAGTGTCTTTATTATTTTCATTGATAAATTCTATAAAAGATTTAATTTTAGTATCTAACATTTTTATAACCTTTAAGTTTATATTATTTATAAAATACTTATTTCTTCTATTGATATATTTACATTATCTTTATTTATATTGTAGGAGTTAATAATATCTTCCTTACCTATAAGTTTACAAATTTCATCTTTATTCGTAAGTTTTACATTGTGTTTATATCTTATTACTTTAACCTCGTTATTATGATTGTATCTAACTGTATAAATGTAATGTGTTTCTGTAATCATAACTTTTCCTTTTGTTTTATTTTGTCTAGGTATTAAATCAAAAGATATTAGTTTTTCTATTTGTATCTTATTATCTTTATACACACCCAAAGCTCTTATACCAAATTCACAAACATCACTGTTTAATAGTTCT